TGTTTTGCACAAAGGCCTGAGTGATCTTCGCAATGCGTTTTCCCATTCCCGTTTCCATTACTTCCACGCCAAAATATTCTGAACACTACAGCTACGGCTCCTAATATTCCTGTTGAAGCAGTTATTGCAGTACCTATATCCATAAATTATCCTTTCCTAAAAAAGATCAACACAACAATACCTATAACAGAAACAATAAGCGAAATTGCCGCGATTACAGTCGCCGTTGTAAATCTGTTGTCATACTTGGTCATAAGCCTTGTAAATTTATCATTTGCTCCCACGAGCCATAAATCAATCCCCGCCATTTTCAACTCATAAGTTTCCTGTTTAACTAGTAAACCTCGATCTTTTTCAACATCCCCTCGCAATTCATTTAAAGCCTCAAGTCTTCTTTCTGTTTCTACTTCTTTTACCTTTAAGGCTTTGTCCATGCCATCAATACGGGTTCCTACATTCTTAATACTCAAATCAAGAATCTGTAATAATGATGCGCGATCAATAAGATATAAATTCTCTGCAAGAAACTTTGCCATAAACGTTCCGCCTCCACGGTTCTATATTTAATCTTTGTCTTTCTATCAGCCCGGCAATGATGATAATCAGGAATGCCGTTGTCGCTATGTGCAAAGAATAGTTTGCGCCCATGTCGATACAAACCGCCGCAAAGGACGCGAGTAAAATCATGCTTCGTGATTTCCAAAGATATTTAAAAGTTGTTACGATATAACCGAGCAATAAGAACAACCCGACAAGTCCGAACTCAAAAAGTGTCTGGACATATTCATTGTGTAGTGGATAAACCTTGCCCCAAAATGCACCCTGCCCCTTGCCGAAGATTATCGTATCCCAACTGTTGAGTTGGCTTACAGCATATATCCATTTTGCAATTCTGCCCTGTGTTGATGTATTAAAATCAATAGTCCCCGAAGATATTAACCCGCCTATCTGTTGAGGTATGGCCTGAATGTCAGCCATATAAGCATGGACAACGTAAACAACCCCGTAGATCACCGCGCCTAAAAGAGCCAGTGATGTTACTTTCCAACCACGATGATAATAAACTGCCACGGCGACAAACGCTGCTATCACTCCGGGGGAAGGAGAAAACAAAAGAACAAAGACAACGGCGAGGGTTAATAACCAAATACTTACTTGTTTGGTTTTGTACCCAACATACGCCTTCGCTTGCCAACCAAGAAACACCGGGAGGGAAACAGCCAAGAAACAAGCCAGAATGTCACGATTGCCCAACGTCCCTATGAACGGGCCGACATTTTCTGTTGTTTGGGCAGTGATTATAATATGTCCTAAAACCCAATCCCAAGGATAAAAACCGAAGTATTGAGACACGGAAATTATAATTTGAATAAGAACAGCAATCCGAATGACATTATAAAACTTATCATTCGATAATTTGCTTTCGGAAACGAATTTAAAAATAATCGCCCCGGCCAAAAGAAACAAAAGAACTGCCATTGCGGTTTGAGGTGGAACACTGACCGGAGTTAAGGGTTGCATCATTGCTTTTAAGAATAAAAATATAGTCCAGCAAAACGCATATACAAGGAATAATCTAATCCACATATTCTTGATTGAAAACGCAACAAAAACAGTTGAGGCCATCAGTAAAAACAACTGCTGACTTTTCCACAAAATACCGGAAGTTATCATCACGAAAGGCAGAATCAGAAAGATTGCCAGCATTGCCCACATATTTATGTTTTCAGTTTTCATTTTTCCTTATCCTCTCCCATGGTAAAGAAGGCAGGGGACTCCCACCCCTGCCCGGTTAAAAGTTATCTCATCCGCGTAAACCAATAGTGAATGTACCCGTAAGCGGTTGAGGATGTTGCCGTATATGACAGGGTATGAGCATTAGTACTTCTTACTACATGCCCAATAAACGACCTGCCACCACCAGAAGTTATTGCATCTGAACCAGTAATTGCAGTATAGAGTAATGAACCGTAGGTACTGGCCGCGGTATAGTCAATCGAACTGCCATTGGTAACGACACCGGTATCGGAAGGGTAACCCGCAGTGGTCAGAAGCATACCTGTCCTGAAACCGGCAGCGACACCCGAAGTTTCCGTTGACAATAATCCACACCCGAACAACAGACCTGATGCCACAGTTACAACTTCCGGGCGGACATCGTGAATAAAGGTATCCGCAACAAAAGAAACACCGGTGCTTGTTTCCACGTTAGACACGGCCGCACCACCAAACCAAACTAGGCCGTGGTGCATGATATTCGGTCTTTCATCAATGACGATACTATGAGTATATTTGTCGAAACCCTTTATTACTCTCGAATATCCGCCTATAGTATCCGTTACGATCAGATCAACGTATTGATCGTATGTCGCATCAGTGGGATCGACCCGGAAGGAGACCATCTTATTGCAGATAGTTACTGATGCAAAACTTGTCGTAGTTACCGGATTTGCCAGACTAGTACTCTTGCCATAATAGGTAATTGTTTCTGCCGTGTTAGAATCAACAGCTAAAACAACAAAGGTAATCCCACTTTCAGCTTTCGTCAGAATAATCCTGCCATCAGCTCCTACTTTGCCGGTATCCCTGTAAACATAAGCCCACATATCTTGAAGTTCAGCCATTGCCGGTAAAGCAAAAGCTAAACTCAATAGTAAGGCTGTTAAAATTGTCCAAATTCTTTTCATTTTTTTAAATCCTCCTGTTAAAATGTTCTTGCATTTCCGATTGTTGATCCTGCTTTATTTCCAATAACGCGATCAAATGTCGTGTACCAAAGAGACGTATAAGTCGTGTCTGTTACCGTACCATCACCATCTAGCCCCGTTGTGGTTCCATCGTGGCATAGAAGGTAAATGAACCTAACCGCGTTATAGAGAAACTCCACAATTTCCGCTTCATCCCACACGCCGCCCGGACAGAACTTAAAAACTGCCGTCCCGTTGCCGAGTTTGTCCCCGCGTTGATTCTCCACCAACTGCGTACATACCGCCGTATAAGCCGTTGCCTCGTAATTAGTGAAGGTACAATCAAGGTCAAGTTTTTCCGCAAGCGTTTCCATAACGTCAAGCATGTCATAAAAACACTCCAGCAACGCGTCATCGGTAACTCCGTTGGGCGTAATGTTGTAGAACCTGGTGGCCTTTGCCGTCACTGCATTACTGACTCTATTGCCGCGTGTGTCCTCAAGACATCCGTTGAAAATCGCGGTAAAACACAAAGCCACATAATCCACATCAGTAACTGCGCCATCAGCATCCAGTTTCGTACAAATGCCTTTAATGGCAGCCCACCAGAGATAAAGCACATCAACTAAATCGGAGGTTACAAGTCCTGATGGTTTAATATCTACATTCATCTATTAACCCCCTTCTCCTGCGACTGCGGGGATTTCATCAAGGCTTTCCTGGGATTCACCCATGATTGCCTTTGCGTCCCTCTCCGCCCGTTTTGCCGGTCGTAGGATATTTTCGTAAACCTTTCTGAGTACGTCCGCCTGATTTCCATCAAGCAGGAAGTAATCTTCGTTAATTTGAACCTGTCCGGTTTTCGGTTCGAGTTTGAAACAGATTTGCGCTCTCGCGGAAGGTGAAGGCACAAGACAAAGATTATCCAGAATCTCCCCGTCTTCCATTGGGAAAGTCCTGTCAAAAATAGCCATGGTATTTCTACCGCCATTTTCGTAATCAACAACTACTCGGGAATGAGGAGATTTCAAAGTAACAATCCTTTCCTCCCCTGTCGGTTCAAATTTACCAACCTTATTTTTCTCCATCAGTTGAATTGACTGGTTTTCACCCGATCTATCTTGTGCCGGTTGGCGCTTATACCCAACCAACCATGTTAGATTGATCTTGCGACCTTCGACCATTGCATACTTAACGGGATACCCTTCAAACGGATGTACCGCTTTCGCATGTTTCGGCGGAATGGTGACAATATCTTTCCGTGAGATAGTGGAGAGTTTTTTATTCTCTTCCATCTTCTTTTTTTCTCCGCGTACTTCTTGAGCTACCGTTGCCGGATCAACTAATTTTCCATCTTTTTTCATTTTACATCCCCCTGAATCCCAGTTTGGTTAGGGGCAGAAGGAAGGGTTGGGAGAATCCCCTCTCTTCGCTTAGGCGGCCAGCCGTTTGCTATCTGCCCACAAAATTATGCAGGTTCCTCCACCTTTAACTTTTTGCCCTTTGGTTTTGGTTCATTGTGAGGCGTTTTACCTGGCTCCTCAGCTTTCTTTTCGGGAAGGGTCAAAACAAATTCCCCTTCTCCCTCAAAACTACCCTGAACATTGAAAACGAGATTTGGATTACTTGCCAAAAGCTCACTTACAATAATCAGTTTTTGAAAGCCGGGGGCTGCGCCGTTTTGAATCTTAAGTTTTCCTTTTATTTCCATGACTCTCCCCCTTAGTTGTTAGTTCTGTATGTAGCAATCGCCACAACAGCGTTATCGGCGGAATTAAAGACGCTCTTGGTCACGCCCAAAGTAGCACCGATACAGAATCCTACTTTGTTACCGTAATCGAAGGTCTTCTCTTCCCAGGTCTTATCTTTCACAACAGCGATTGCACCGGCTCCGACACCCATAAAGAAAGCCGTTGCGCCGTTGACTGCTCCAGATCCCCAGGTAGTAGTTATAGGAGCGCGAACATGCGCGAACAGAGCGCAATCTTCATGCTTGCCCAATGCCTTTGTAAAGATACGGTTTTCCGGGCCAGCCTGCATAGCTTCAAGTTGTGCTTGCTTCCATGAAGCATCGTACTTTTTCAGATCGAATCTCTGGTCAATGCCCATGACGCATACGGTTTCCCGTTTTCCGCCCTTGGATTTGCCCATGATTGTCGGTGTGGCTTTATCACCGTAAGCGACTGCCTTGGAAATCAAGGCAAGGGTCATATACTCCCCGGCCACGATGTCGGTAGTTGCCGCCGATGCTCCGCCGTACACATACTTTGTGCAGGACGTTCCGATTGCCGTGAAAAGCAACTGGTCAACTGTTCCTGCCTTCCATCTTTCCAGAAGAATCTTTGCCCACTTCCGGGTGTCTTGATCCGATTTATACTGCTCGGACAATTTACCCTTGGTGCGAATCGCATTGCGGTACTGCTGCAAAGTGATCTGGTCATCGTAGGTGACAGGTACTTCTTCCTGCCCTTCCATATCCGCATCACCGAGAATACCGGCGCCTGACAGTTCCCGAATCTGTCCGTAAGTCAACTGATACCCGGGCTTCTGTTTCAGGTCGTTAAACTCGACAATGATGTCGTTGTTTTCGTCCGGGCCAATCATGCCGTTGTCGTAAAACCAACTTTCTTTCTTGACCCCTATCCACCACTTACTTACCCATTGCTGTGCGGTAAGTGCGTTTGCTGTCGTAAATTCCCAATCTGGCATTTGCTGTCTCCTTTTCTTAAAGAGACCTTTCTTTTGCGTTTAGTCCCACGGCCACGAAGGATATTTTCTTCGCAGTGCTGGAGAGGCTTTCTTATAGAACTCCTCTTTTTTCTCGTCACTCATGCCCTCTACCGTTTCCGCGAGTTGCTTTTCCGTCAGTGCTTCGTAGTTATCTGCCGCCGGTTGACTTGGCCCGCCGCCAATATGTCCCACGGGATTTTTACGAAGAGAATTAACAACATTCTTTGCCGTTTTATTCTTGGCATCATTGAGTTTTGAATCCATCGTCATCAAACGGTAAGCATCAGCAAGTATCCCGCCTCCGCGATGCGTCTTGGTCATAAAATCAATCGTGTCATTGATCCTTTTCTTGACTGTTGCACTCTCTTCTTCTGTGAGGTCATCAGTTTCCTTTTGGAATAACTCCTTAGCCATTGAAGAGCCAAAAGTTGAGATTTCCGTTTCGGAGTCCTGCCGGAACTTTGCAATTTTGTTTGTCTGTTCAGTCGCTACCTTCTCCTGATCCTTGTAATAATTGGTTTGCAGTTGGGTTGCGTAAACAGGGTCTTCGTTGTAAATCTCGCGGAGCGTCATTCCTTCATAGCGACGCTGATCTGCCGGTGTCCCTGGCGGATAACTAAGCCGCATACTGCCCACATCAACATTTTGTGGGACTGCCGTCTGCTGCTTCGGATCAACGTAATCCGTTGGCTTCTCGTCCGGGTAGGCTTTGTAATAAGCCTCCGGGCCTAAACGCTTAAAAAGGTCAAATTTTTCTTTTGTTCGTTCCCCCTCTTTCGCTTCGTGATAAACTTTAGCGAAGCGTTGTGGGGGTATTTCGGCTCCATCCTCATCAACGATATACTGCCTTCCCTTATCGTCAGTTTTGATCTGGAACCCTTGCTTTTCCGCTGCCGCCTTTTCTTCGGGTGACGGCTCGTCCGTATGCTCGGTTTCAGAACCTTCTGGTTGCTCTTCTCCCTCTGCAACCTGTTCTTGGCCTTCCGGTGCCTCATTGGTCTCAACGACCTCTTCTTCTCCCTTTACTTCTTCTTCCATCTTTTCCATCCTTCCAAAGCAGCGTTTAAGATTACGCAGAACTTATTTGCAGCCAGTAAACGCTGGCAGTCGTATCAATAAAAAAGCCACCGCCGGATTTCTCCGATGATGGCTTTCGTAAAGCTCTATATTCTTATTGACTGTCGAACAGCTCTAAATTGCTATATTGTTAAGTTGACCACACTTTCCGCACTTTGTTTCGATCTCAGTGCCGTCATTAACAAACTTTGCATCTTTATCTTCCCCTATAAATTTCATTTCTCGCTTTGTTGTTTGTTTAATGAGCATCAGCAACCTATTACATTTCTTGCACCTGATTTCGGTCATTGCGTTGTTCCAGTCCCCGGCGGTATTATATTCTGCGGATTCATCTTAATATTGATCTGCTCAAGCAACTGCGTCTGTGCTTCCGGCGGCATATCTTTGAGATTAATAGTTACGTTAATCTTCTCCGGCATACTGGCTGACTTTGCTTGCGCCTGTTGTTTCAATCTTGGGATAACTTTGTCCTTCAGCGAATCGTCTGTCTGCTCCCAGTATGTTTCAGGATCAAGCAATCCCATCTTAACTTTTTCCAGAGCTTCAGCATTCTTGGCTATTCTCGATGTCGGCATACTCGACCCGGCAGTAACCTTAATGTCAATATCCATGATGTCAATATCCGGTTCATCTTCAATCGGGCAAATTCTATTCAGTGCGTCAGTCCATTGCTTTTTGACATATTGTTCGTTTGGCTGTAAATCCGTCTCCCCTTGGGATTGTTGTTTAAGTTGTATCCGTTGTTCATCGGGTAGCCAAGTCTTCCAGTCTGTTTCATCAATCAACGCTTCCCATTGGTGACGTTTCCAATATTTCAACATGGCTGACAAGGTGCTTCTGCCTATCCTGACAACAAAAGCCTCATACTTACGAATAAAGGGCGCAGACATAACACCAGCGAAGTCTTGCAGATTCGCAATCGCCCGGCCACTTTGATCGTTAGCGTTAGGCGGATTTTTCCCCCTGATAACATCCGGCGTATCGTACTGGTCATCAATATCATTATCGCATTGCCTGTCGTGAATAAGAAAATCCTGCGTGGCGACTTGACCCTGCATATATTCTACGTCCCCGGTCTGTCCTAGTTTCACTCTTGCGCCTAATCCCCCGGCTTTCCCTATCCACTTCACCTCACCTTTTTCTTTTATGACTGGGTGATTTAACTTCGATGTCAGATAAATATGCTGGCTTCTCCGTTTGTTCTTCTCTCTGTTTATTGGAAGTGCAAACGTAGTCGGGCAAGTTGGGTATGCTGTCTTGGTGTTGCTGTGCTTTAAAAGATTAAGTTTAAGAACAGGATCGCCGTCCGGGTCTTCACCATAAGGATTCTCAATCTCGTCTAATTCTTCTCCTTTTTCGTTCTTCTGTTTAATCAGTTTCTTGCCGACAATAAGTCGATGCACCCTGATTTCAACTTTGGTATCCAGAAGGTCAAGTTTGATTGCTTCCGGCGGGACGTTTGCATAAAGTGGATTACTGAGAACTTCGGTTATAATCCCGGCTTCAACATCCTTCTTTGTGTTATTATCTTTTCTGTACCGTTTAATTAGCGGCTCCATACCCTGGACAGTAATGGTAGCAATAAACTCATCCACTGTCTTTAATAGCATGGCCTCAATTTCCCACACGTCCTTGACAGGCGGGTCAGCCTTCATGTCAGTGTTTGTGCCTTCGCTTGACGGCTCCGCGTAATTGTCCTTGCCGGTAACACCTGAAGACTTACCGCCCTTCTCGTCATCCGGCAGTGTCCCGGTGAAACGCATGTCTCCTTCGCTGACCTTATCGCCGTACTTGTCTTTGATGTATTCAGCACTTCTTCTTATGGCTTTGATTAAATGAGTATCAGAGTAGTCAATCTTGCGGGAATCTTCATCAAAGTATATATGTTCTGGGTTCTCATTCTCAAGGACGATCTTGCCGAACAAACCTTTGTTCTGATTAAACCACACATCAACAGCCCCTAGACCGGAAATCTTAGACTCTTCCACTGCCTCAAATTGAATATCAAGGAATGAGTTTTGATCTTCGACCTGATC